GAATTGCCCCAGAACGCACCGGGGATGCGCTCGTACGAAGCGCCGTAGTAGGGCCGCGAGCCCAGCGGGTCGGCGTTGATGACGGCCTTGATCACCCAGTCCTTGATCAGCCAGCACTCCACGTCGTAGACCTTGGCCTCGTCGGGCACCTCGTCCGGCCCCATGCCCCACTCGCGCAGTGCCTTGCCCGTCACCTGACCCCAGTACTGGAGCGCCTCAATCAGGTCGCCCTCCTGGGCCGTCAGGCCAATCACGCCGGTCTTCAGCTCCACCTGCTGGCGCATCGAGTCGATCTGCAGCCACTCCTGCAGCCCACCCTGGCCGTACTGGTCCAGCACTGCCCGAATGGCATCGTCCGAATAGCCAGGGGTGCCGATCATGTCCGACAGGGCGCCCGGCGAGAGCTTGTGCCGCTCGATCAGGTAGCCGTCCTGGGTGTGGCGGCTCCAGGGCGCGGGGTAGATCATCAGCGGGTCCACGCGCTGCCAGAAGGGCTTGTTCTCCCAGGCTGCGACCGGCACGCTGGTTCCGTCGGGTTGGGGCTGCCACTGCAGCGCGCCGGTCTTCAGGATGACAGGCCCCTTGATGAAGGCCGTCTTGTACACCATCAGGTCGTCCAGGAACGCGTCCATGGATTCGATGAACCGCCCCTCCTGCAGGATGTCCTCCAGCTTCACCTCAGCCCGCGCGCAGCGCACCTTGGCTTCCTCATAGACCATGGCCGTGGCGGCGTCCTTGACCTCCCGCAGCCCCAGGCGAATCTCCTGGGGCGACATCGGCACGCCCATCATGGCCGCCTGCGTCACCACGTTCTCCGTGGCTTGCAGGATCACCTGCACCACGTCCTGCGGGAGCACCGGGTCGGCGGTGGGCTTGATGGTCCAGGGCTTGTCCTCGCCCGTGCCCAGGATGATGTCGGACACCAACGCCTTGGCCTGCCGCGCCTTGGTGGCGAACAGCATCATGTAAATCTCGGACTGCCCGGCTTCCCGAATTCGAGCCAGCTTGGCAGGGCTGTAGATGCCGCGCTTGGCCCGCATGGCATCCATCATCAGTTCCTCGATCTGCAGGCGCGCATCACGGGCGAGCTGCCAGTGTCGGCGAAGCTGCGCCGCCAGCTGCACGACCACCGGCTGGTTGTTCTGCATCTGCGCGTTGGCCAGCATGGCGGCGCGCTCCTGCGCCTGCACCTGGGCCAGCGACTGCACGTTCATCACCCCGCCCACGTTGATGCCCTGGGCCGGGGAGCGTCCATACACGTCCAGGTTGGGCACGCCAGCGCCCGCCACTGGCAAAACGGGGGCAGGGGTGGCCAACCCCCTCACCGAGCCCGAAACGGCGCCTGACGCCCCGTATCCTTGGCCGCCTGGGGTGTTCGCGCCAGGATTGCCCGGCAGCGGGATGCCCGAGCTGGGCGCTGGAGCGCCGTAGGGGTTGCCATAGGGAATCTGGGTGCCGTCGGCGAGGGTGGGCATTTCTTGTCTCCGTCAGGCGTAGACGTAGGGTCGGGGTGCGGGCTTCACGGGCCTCGCGGGTGGTCGCATCGAGTGCCGCGCTCCAGGCGCCGTCACCCCGGTATAAAACAGGCACCCGTATTGGATCGCATCTCCGAGGTGCGAGAAATGGTTTTTCTCGATCTGGGTGGTGATGATGCCCTCGGGCGCCTTCTTGTAGCGGTAGCCCCACCCGAAGCCATTGATGGCCTCCGTGCAGGTGGGGTCGATCAGGAAGCCCGGTCCCCCGTCGATGGACAGATTCAGCAGCGTCTCCACCGACTGCACCCGGCGCTCCGGGTCGTTGGTGGGCGCAAGGTACACCGTGTAGCCGCGCTGGCGGATCGCCTGCTCGATGGTCTTCTCGTCGATCTGCGACCGCTGGGCGATGGCCGGATCGCCCACGAAGATCACGTTCTCGCGCCGGAACATGGGGAACTCGGCAGTGAGCTTGGGGATGAGGATGCGGTCCAGGAAGGTCTCGAAGCCCATCGTGATGCCCTCAGGCACCGAGGCCGTGGCCAGCAGGTTCACCCGCCCGCGCATGTCGCGCTGCATGATCCCAGCCGCTGCCGTCAGGCCGTTGTCGCACCCGACGATGAGCCGGTTGACCGACTGGGGCACCGCCATGAGCCGGTTCTTGGCGACGTGGAATTCCTTCCTGAAGGTCTCCCGATACACGGCCTTGCCCGCGTTGCCCTCGCCGAACTCGTTCTTCAGGTAAACGTCGATCCACTCCTTGGTCTTGCCATCCATGATGTTGGCGTAGTAGTCGGCGGGAAGATGGTCCAGGTTGTCCGCCTCGGGGTTGACGCTGCCGTCCTCCAGGAGGGCTGGGGGCTGCACGAAGATTTCCCAGTTGCCAGGAGGGCTGGTGATCTTCTCGTGCCAGAAGCCGCCAAGCGGTGGCGGGTTCGTCGAGATGACAAGGCCGGGGTAGGTGCACCCGCCCATAGCCATCGAGGGGTAGCGCCCCACGCGCCCTGTGACGCCATCCACGATCTCCTGGACGATCTCACGGCCTTCCTCGATCCACGCATCACTGACCTCCAGGGACAACAGGCGCCGCACGTCTTCTGGTGTATCGGCGGGCATCATGAGGAAGTCGGACTGCACCACTGTGTCGTCAGGCAGCTTGCAGCGAAGCATGAAGGTGTGGTCCGTGAGCTGCCAGTCGCCCATGGTGTTGCGCGGCATCGTGACCAGCCACGTATCAATGATCGGCTTGACGGTGGACTTCAGTTGCGCCAGCGTGTTGCGAACGATGAGATGCTTGGTGTATCGCACACCGTCGAAGGGCTCCTGCATGAAGCTGCGCTGCACGATGTCCATCAGGGCCATGGTGGATTTGCCACCTCCAACCGGACCCATGGCCAGCTTGACGAACTTCCTCGAAGCAAAGAAGTTTTCCCCTGTCAGGGATGGGATGTAGTCAATTCCGGCCATGTGATTGGGGTGTTAGCGAAGCGTCCATCAGGGCACCAGCGCGTCCAGGAGCGACTCGAAGTCATTGGGGTCCGCCGCTGGTCGCGCGGGCACCGCGTCCAGGACATCCCCGGAGATCACCTGCGCATGCTGCATCCAATCTCCTTGGGGTGTATCCAGCATGAGAACTGGTTCAGCGTCCACTACATCAACCGCTGGTGCGCGCTCGAACGGCGGGGCATTGATGGGCTTGGCGGCACCGAAGCCGTCTGCGACGGCAAACGGTGCCCCGCCCACCGGGCGGGCCGCCTGATGGAACTGGCCGATGTTGATCTGCACCGTGGTCAGGCCATCATGGGGGCTCGTCTTGAGCGTGGGTTCTTCAAGGCCGACTTGGCGTGCGATGAACTCCAGGTACTTGCGGTAGTCGTCCGGCTCGTTGACCTTGTGGACCATCTCGCTGTACTTGACGAAGGCAGGCCCGAACGCCGCGCGCAGGAGTTCCCTTTGCTCGTTTTTCCACTGGGCAGTCTGTGCTTTCGTCATGAGCACGAAGTGTAGGGGTTGTCAAGGGATCGAGGCAACTTTCCGCGTCTGCGGAGCAGCGGGGGCAGTCAACCGAATTCGACCGGAAATTCCCGCGAGGCTGGGGTCGGTCACGCGGCGCGTATATACAGCGCAGTGTGACACCGCCCGACTACGTGGCTGGGTGCTGGCGGTGATGGAGTCGAACGTATTATACAGTGACTTTCAAAGTTGGTCATCCGCTGTGTGCAAGACCTAAGGCCCCCCCACGGGCGTGTGGCACAGCCCCCAGCCCCCCCGGTCCGCCTCTCGCCTGCTATGGAAGGGCTGATCGTAGTTCCTTCCACCCTGCAGCTAGTCTGCAGCGTACGGCAGAGCAGCGTAGGCTGCGCACCGCGAACCCGGCAACGGCTTTGCACCGCGCACCCCGCGACACTGTGAAACCGCGCGCCACAGGGGAACGGCTCTGCAGCGCCATGGGGCGAGTGGACTTAATCGTTAAAAATTGAATGTTGGTCCGTCCGCCTAAACGCACAGTGTGCGCATGGTGGGCCGGGGATAGGTGCGCAACGATGCATGGGTACAGACACCCTAAACATCGCGGTTCATACTGCCCGGTAGGATAACTGTACTCGCACGGGGTGACGGTGCGAGCATTGGCCGACGCGCGCCCAAAAGCGACAAGCGTGTCCGGTATCACTGAGTCCATGTTGTGCCATGCACTGGCCACACAAAGCCCGCCTTGCGCGATAGATTGTGTGGATATGTATGACACAGCGTAGATAGGTGGCCGTCAAAGGCTGAGACCTAACCCCTTGCACTGTGTGCAGGGGGCAAACCGGACCGCATTGCATGGTGCAGTGTGTTCTGTTTGCTGTTTACCCATCTCACCGAAGGAAATTTTCAAATGAACCAAGCTCTGAGCAACATCGCCCCCGAAATCGCCCAACGCATCGGCGCCATCGCGGTCCTGCAATTCACGAAGGACCTCGCCACGACTGACAAGAAGGGCAACCGCGTCTCGTTCGAGCGTTCGATTGCGTTCGCATCGAAGGCCGACCGCGAAGGTATGACCGCGCAGCTGTACGAAAAGCAGTGCAACGCTGGCCGCTATGGTCGGCTGGTGCGTGACTCGCTGGCTGGCGGTGTATTGAACAAGGCGCAACGTGACTTCTTTGAAGCCATGGTCGGCAGCCTCGGCGACCCGAAGAAGGAACTGGTTGCGCAGTACTGCGCCGCTGTGGTCGGCATGTACCAGAATGCCGAGAAGCAACCCAAGGGACAGAAAGCGTTCTATGTGTCCATGCTGCG